GTGCTTACCGATACAAAATTAAAAAACCTCAAGCCGCAGGACAAACTGTACAAGGTCTCCGATCGTGACGGGCTATATGTAGCTGTGCTTACGTCAGGCACGGTCTCGTTTCGCTATGACTACCGTATCAACGGTCGCCGCGAAACACTGGTAATCGGGCAGTATGGGCGCGACGGTATCAGCCTGGCAGAAGCGCGAGAAGAACTGATTGCTGCAAAGAAGCTGCTTAAAGCAGGCCAGTCTCCGGCTGCGGCTAAACGTGACGGTATCAAAAAGATTCGTGGTGCCGAGACGTTTGCGGTACATACCGACAGTTATATGAAACACGTCATCCTGGCTGACAGTACCCGCGCAATGAAGCAGGCGGTGATCGACCGTGACATACTTCCGGTTCTTGGCAACAAAATGATGGCTGAAATTACCACATCGATGGTTCGTGATTTGTGTGACCGGATTGTCGAACGCGGTGGTCGGGCAACAGCAGTACAGGCCAGGGAGATCATCAGCAGCGTATACCGTCACGCCAATGACCGTGGTCATGGTTTGTTTAATCCTGCGGCTGACATTAAACCTTCGTCTATCGCCATATTTAAACCACGAGAGCGAACACTGACACCAGAAGAAATTGGCCTGTTCTTCCGCACGCTGGATGCCATTGGTGCTATGGGCACTATGAAAATGGCTTTAAAGCTGGTGCTTATCACTATGGTTCTTAAAGGCGAATTCACCAATGCAACGTGGGATGAAATAGATTTTAAAAAATGGACATGGACAATTCCTTCAGACCGCATGAAGGGAAGCCGGGCGCACGTTATTTACCTGCCTAAACAGGCACAGGATATATTGGTTGGGTTGCAGATGTGCGCTGGTGGAAGTGAATATCTGGTTCCTGGTCGTTACAATTTCCGGAAGCCATTATCTAATGCCGCGCTGAACTCTCTGATCGACAGAACGGTGAAAATAATAAATGAAGATGGTGAGCATATTCAGGGCTTCACCGTACACGATATGCGCCGTACAGCCAGTACGTTGTTGCATGAGGCTGGTTATCCTTCAGACTGGATTGAAAAGGCTCTGGCACATGAGCAGAAAGGTGTGCGCGCCGTATATAACAAAGCGGAATACGCCAGACAGCGCGCCTACATGTTGCAGCAGTGGGCCGATATGATTGATTCCTGGATTGACGGGGAGCATACGGATCTGATTCCGTTCTCCCCGTCGAAGTTTGAGAAGTGGATGGAAGACAGTAATAAATAATTCTATCCTTCCTGGACTTCGGTAAGCGTCAGATTTCCGCAGAACACTGCGCCGGTGTCGATGTACATCTGGTTTGCATACACCAGTGGGTGATGTGCTGGCGTATGACCGAAGATGAACAAATCGGCACCGGTTATCTCCGAGACAATACCGTCCTGCGCGTCGCTAACCCGCTCACGATTCCATATCACCATTTCTTCTGGTACTGGCTTATCGAATGCGTATTCGTTGTGCGGGTAGTCTGCGTGACAGATGACGACCTTCTTATTGCCGGTAACCAGTTCGATAATCATCGGGAGGTTGGTAATCTTTGGCAGAAGGTATTTGAGTTGCACATCCTGCTCAGAATCAAGTTGGTGCCACCATCCACCGCCGTTTGACATCCAATGTCCGAAACTTCCGCCGTTGACCAGTGCATCCAGCATCATCTGCTCATGGTTGCCACGAACAGCTCGGAACCACGGCATAGTAATCAAATCCAGGCATTCGACGTTTTCAGCGCCGCGGTCAACAAGGTCACCAACGGAAATAAGTAAATCGCGCGCCGGGTCGAATGAAACTTTGTCGAGTTCGTTCATCAGCAGCGTGTAGCACCCATGCAGATCGCCGACGACGAAGATATTGCACCAGTCAGCGCCATTGATGCGTTGATATAGGTTCATGCTGCACGCTCCCGCCCCTGGTTGTCTGTTGGTGACAGCGGAGCATTGCTGAATGCATTTGTTAATCTGGCAATATCCAACGCGTATCCAGGGTGTAGTTGCACTGCCGGGTCTTCACACTGATTACCCCAAACATCGAAGCCATGAGACGACTGGCGGGCGAACAGTTCAATGCGAGAAACATCGCCTAACAATTGCACAAGTTTTTCACGAACGACATCTGGTTTTCTTGAGTGCTCAAGCCGCGGTGCGGTAAATGACTGAACGATCCCTGCATTAATGCGCGGAGGTAGTTTTCCCTTTACCGCAAACAGGCAATCTTCACTATTGGCGCGAGTCATGTGTCCCATACCCATAACCAGTTTATCTGGTTGTCGACTACCACATTTTATCCACGTGAAGCCCTTCATGGTCATAAGGCGAAATCCCCAGGCTTCAACAACTTTTAGCGCTTCGAGTGGTTGTGTTGGCACCCACCACATGGCCAACAGACAGTTTTCATCGGCCAAATCCCACACAGGAAGGCGGCAGATATCCAGCACACTCATAACCGGATATTTAAAACCGGCACCGCGATTACCATCTGCGGCTTTGTCCCGGTATACCCAGGGTGGATCTGCATAGATTAGTGTGTATTTCTTAGTCATAAACCACCCCACAACATCCTATGCCGCTATAGTCGCCACGGCGAAGGCCGTTACCTTTTGTGATACATTGGTCCCTGCGAACCGCGATCCTTGCACGCTCAACATCACCAGAAGCAACATCCATACACTGAAGCCAAAGGTGAGCGGCAATGCGGAACTGCCCTTTTTTCTCTCTTTCAATCGCGCGTTTTTCGATCTCTATCGCCGCAGGAGTAACGGCAACAACCTTTGAAGGGCTGCGCATTGAAACCTTGTTCATGTGATATTTTTCAAGTCGGCTTAACTTTCTCACTTAATCCAACCCTCTCTGAAAATTAATGCCAGCAGATAAAGCCATGCTGAAACAGAGGCCAGGAATAAGTACCATCCTGACCATTTGCTCCAGTGCCTTAGCAGCACACTCATGCCGCGTTGCTCACGGGACGATATACACGTTGCTGAACAGGAGGTTTTTTACCCTGGAACTCTGCCGGACTTGCTGCCTGACGTTCATCAAGCCAACGCTCAACTTCATCACGGTTCCATGCGCAGCGTTTATCGGTGATATACCAGCGTTTAGGAAATTCCCCTGCGCGCTCCATACGATCGATAGTGCTCCATGACAGTGGCACCACCGCCAGGAGTTCCTTCTTACCTAATGCACCTTTCATAAATACCTCTCTTGGTTGCAGTGCGGCGCGTGTGGCGCCGCGGTGGTGGTTACTCGAATTCTGGACGCATATCGTTAAGCGTCATCATGAATTTTTGGTGATATTCATCACCGAGCTTTTCAGCCATGGTGTTAATCTCATTTTCAGCGCGCTTGAACATCGTTTTTGCATCTTCAGCAGATGGATCCAGGCTATTAAGTATCGCGATGATATATTCTCGAGCTTCTTCTCGTTCTGAATCTGAAATTGGCGACAGGTGTTGACGCTCATCGTCAACTACGGAATATTCACCAGTGATAACAGCTGCGTTATCTTGGCTAAGTCCAGCTTCAGCGCGCTCATCCATAACAACAGCCTTCTGCATTTCAATAGAAACAGGAAGATATTTGAATAGTCGGCGAATTACTGTTTTTTTAGCCATCTCATCGAAGTGATCAACCCATGGGCCACTGCTACCGGCTTTGCTCAGTGCACGAACTTTCTCAATGTCTGCCCGGCTCATAACTTCAAATTGGACTCCGCCATCTTTCAGTCGTGCAACGGCGTAAACGTGCGTTAATTCTCCTCGGTCACCTGTTTCGCAAGGTAAATGCTCGAGCGTTTCTTCCAGGCCGTATGAGTAGCTGAATTTGTCGTTTGTATGTACGGTACGAGCCGAGATACTCAGGATCTGCCCAGAGCGGCGGGCAAGGTCAATCATTCCGCGATAGCCGATAATCAGCTGTGCTTCTGTAGATACGGTTTCCCATCTTCCATTTACTTTCTGGCGTTTGTCGAACGGTATCAGGTAAGCGTGTCCAAGAGCTCCGCCTGGTTCAAGACCCAATTGGGCACATTGCATAATTGCCCCCAGGAAGCTGGCTTGGTCGCATGATGCAAGTTTTGGAACCTTTCGGATCTCTGTGGTTGCTATGCGCGCCAGACGGTCTGCTGTCATGTGCTTTGGAAGTGCCAAAGCCATCTGAGCTTTAATTTTTGGGTCTGCCAGAAGTCCGGCCAGAGTTGTTGGTTTCTCATTATGATGTGCAACTTGGTTACCGGTAGCCGCTGCCTTAAGTGCATTGATAGACATTTTTTCTCCTTACTTCATTCTGAAGACGCGTTGTGTCGTTGTTGTTTTGAATTTTTCGAATAACTCAGGGTGTACTGACTGGAATAGCTTCTGGTCGAATCTGTTGCTGATCTGAGATTTCCATGTGCAGAGCGGCTTTCCGTCCAGGGTCAGGACTGAGTGCTCTTGCATGTACATCTTCAGCTTCTCTTCTGATATAGCTATTTCTTCTTCCAGTGATTTTCTGCGTGACTTCATGTCTCGTAGATCGTTGAATAGTGCGAGTGCCTTTCCGTCAGCCTCGATACTTGTCCCGGCATCTTTCTCAAACATCAGCGATATATCGCTTACGCTGGTAGCTTCCGGCGGGTTAAGATTTTTCACTCGGTCCCAGAAAGCGATTTCTTTTTCTAAGATTGCCTGGATAGTTTCTTCATCACGCTCAACCCGATAGATTCGGAAGTCGTCGCCACCGATAAGCACACCGAAAACGCATACCTGTTTGTTTGTAACCATCAACCCGTGCATGGCCTGGGCCGTGTAATGCACAGGAATTGCATCTGTCTGGATTTCTCCCCATTCTTTGGCTTTGAACGGACTAACTGTTTTGATCTCAATGTTCTCGCCTGACGCTGCTTCTGCATCGATCTCAGCTGCAATAAAATCGTAATCACGGTGGATATAGCGGTTTCCGCGATGAACGATTTCCATCCCTGTTTCCTCAGAAAGCAGGTCTATTACGTATGGCTCCATACGCTGGCCACGCGTGAAAACTTTCTGCTTGCTTGGGTCTACTGGTTTGACACGTGGCTGTACCTTATCCAGATAAACCTCAAGCGGGGTGCGCCATGGGCTAATTCCAAGAATCCCTGCAACATCGCTTCCTCCGATGTATTTTGTTCTATCCATGATTCCAGCGTTCCGCATCATGCCGCGTCCCTCTGTCCATCAAGCTGATCAGCCAGATCCCAGCGGGCGATAATTGCCATTGCCTCGCGCCGGTAGGAATCCATCAGTTCTTCGAACTCTGGACTGTCTTTAGCGGCCTCCAGTACTTCCTGGCGAACGCCTTTACCTGTTACAGCGTCGAAAGTTGAGGCTAGTTGATGAAGCCGGATGCTCTCGATCAGTTCAACTTGTCGGTCATATAGCTGTTCTGACAGGCGGTAGTCCTTGTCGAATGCCAGCATGATTTTTTGAAGATTTTTCTGCTGATTAACGTTCATTATCAGCCCTCCCATATCTCGTTATCGTTGGCTACATCGCGAGCTTCTTTGCTGACGAAAGCCCACTTAATGCCTTCCTGTAAGGTGCGGAACTTCCAGCTCATGAATCCGCATGCAGTAACGCAGTACCAACCGTTGATGATTTTCCACTGCATAATTTGTTACCTCGGCTTGTTACCGTTGAGGTAATGATTATGCGTATTTGGTTTGGTGTCAATAGATATGAGTTAAAAAAATTACCCTTTAGGTAATCAAACAGGCAATAAAAAAGCCGCCAGAAGGCGGCTTACTTACTGAAAAATATGATTTTATTGTTTGTTTTTTTCGTTCTGGTTGATGACAAATTCAATGTAACTTTCGATCTTTGCTTTCTCGGTTTCGGGTAACAATGCGTAGCGCGAGCGGTCATAGTTGATGGTCGCAGGGTCGTGCGGGTGAATCAGTAATTCATAGCCGTGACGCCCGAATGCGGATGCAACATTCTCCAGGGTGGAAATGGAAACGCTGACCTCATTGTTTAACAGGCGGCTGATTGTCACCTGGGAGACGCCAGATGCGCGGTGAAGTTTTCCCTGTGTTGAAAGGTCGCGGCTTTCGCTCATCCAGCGTTCCAGGTTGTGAGCCGCCAGTTGACCAATGTCGCTTGGTCCGACAGGCTGAAAACCTTCCTGAGAAAGCGAGCGATCGATATCAAGCCAGTTACGGGGTTTATTGGCGGCAGCTTCGATTTTTCGCGCAACCTGGTCGCCGATAACCTTCTTGCCAAGAGCCCAGCGGTTTACCAGATTTGCCTGAGTTCCAAGTTTTTCTGCCATCCGCGTCTGAACACCATTGAATTCACGGTCGATCAAGTCGTTGAGATTTTGCCTGCGGACGTCCTGGATACTTTTCATTTTCTGGAAAATCGCCTCATATATGAATCAGTAGATGATTCAATTTAAAGCAATATTACCCAACAGGTAAATGCACCCCACAGGTAACTATCCTTGATTTTTGTTACCTTATGGGTGAATATTTATTATCTGAAATAAATATCAGGCAATAGCTATGAGCGATAACGGACATTTCGATTTCAAAAAGCACTGGCTTGCACTTACTCCGGATGAGCGTGAAGCCTTCGCACAGGAAGCCGGAACGACGAGTCACTATATCCAGACTCACTTAACAGGTAAGCGCAAAATCCCAGGTAAGGTATTGATGAATGGGCTTTTTAAAGCCTGTAAAACAAGACAATGGCTGCGCTCAAAAGCAGAACTGGCATACTTCTTCTACTCATGATATCCAGCCACAACCCTCTGTAGACCGCCATCCGGCGGTCTTTTCATATCTATTCGTACCTCAAAGGTAATAAAAAACCAAATATGGTTGATCTTTTTTTTGTGTCAGCACAAAATAACCGTAATCCCAATACTAATAACAGGGCTTACCATGGAAATCATTACACGTATTGATGCCGCAAAGCGCGGACTTAAACGCTACTACACCGGAAAACCATGTAAGCACGGACATGACAGTGAACGCTGGGTTTACAACGGACACTGTGTTGAGTGCACCATGGAATCAAACCGTCGCATCAGGGCAGAGATTAAGCAGATCATGATTAATTCCTCCCCACAACACTCAAGCTGATAGCGGAGATTAATCATGAGCAGACATGCAACAGATTGGGCCTGGGAGACAGATCCAGGTAGCTCATCATTAAAGCTCATACTGCTCTCGATGGCTGACAGAGCCGATGAATATAACCTCTGCTACCCCAGCATAGAACGCCTCGTTAAAGACACTTGCCTGAATAAAAAAACCGTGCAGGCCGGGCTTATATCGCTCATGAAAATGGGGCTTATTTCAGATACCGGAGAGAGAAAGGGAGCGACAAAAAGAGTGCGGGTTTTCTCTCTTAATATAACCAAAAACGGGAACATTAAAGGCAACCTGGAGGGGGGCAATGAACCCGAAAACGGTAATGTTACCGAAAACGGGAATATACCCAAAAACGGGATGTTGAATGATCCCAAAAACGGGATGTTGAATGATCCCAAAAACGGGATCCAGAACCAGTCATATAACCAGTCATTTAACCAAGAGAGGGAGAGCAGGACAAAAAGCGGGGATTCTGTGCCTCATGACCCCGGCGCAAACAACGCCGTGATGAATAACTTTGTTCCTCCTGGTGGGCCAGGGCAATTAGGCAAATTTGTCATGCATGAACAATGGCAGCCATCAGATGACTTTCTTCGGAAAAGCTCATTGCAGGGGATCTACCTGGACAGTCTGCCAACGGCACAGGAACTTGCAGAGTTCAGAATTTACTGGATGGCTGAGGGTAAGGCATACCATCAGGCACAGTGGGAGCAGAAGCTGGCAAGGAGGCTGCAGATTAGCAGACAGAAGCAATCAACATTACCTGATAACAACGTTCCGCACTGGAACAGCCCTGAAGCATGGGAGGATTTCTTGTGAACAACGTTTTTACCGCGATACAAAACCGTGACGGAGAAGCCCTTTCTCGCATGTCAGGTTATGAGCATCAGTACACCAACAATGATAACGTGGTGAACATGTCAGCAGAGAGGCTTGTTGATGCCCTTTTCAAACAGCTGAAACAACTGTTTCCGGCGGCAGTGGTAACCAACCTGAAGACGCCAGAGCAGGAAGTTGCTGCAAAACAGCAGTGGATTGCTGCGTTTGCCGAAGGGGGGATCCGAACCCGTGAACAGGTTTCTGCTGGTATGCGCCACGCCCGCGCCAGTGAATCTCCGTTCTGGCCGTCGCCTGGGCAATTCATCAAGTGGTGTAAAGACAGCAAGATGGTTCTTGGCGTCACCATTGACGATGTGATGGCGGAGTTTAACCGGTACAGCAAGGAAAAAAGTTTATATCCTGGTGGTCCCGAAAGATTCCCGTGGCGACATCCGGTTATGTACTGGGTCGTATGTGATACCCGCCGTGCAATGTATCAGCGCCAGCTTAGCGAGATTGAGGTTGAGAAACACGCGCGCAAGCTGCTCGATGATTGGGCGAAAAAGGTGGCTTCCGGACAGCAGATACCCGATCCGGTGATCAGCATACAGGCAAAGCCAGAACCCATGAGTACACCTCCGGACACAGGGAGAGACGTTTACCATCCACCAGGGCGAAGTTTCGGGTGCATGCCTAACGCCGCCACCCTTGGTGGAATAACACCGGCGCAGTGGCTGATGGAGGAATACAGGCGAGGAAAGGCGGCAGGATTTATCAAGTAATACCAGCGCGATAGCGCATTTTTTTACGCCTCGACAATTACCTGTTAGGTAATAAAATATTCTAAAATCTATTGATTTCGTGTCTTATGTGGTTTTTAATTACCTCAGAGGTAAATCATGAGAAAACAGATACAGGCTCTTGGTCGACTCAAAACAGGTCAGATGAACAAAACAGAATCTGCGTATTGCCAGCACCTTGAGCTGCGTAAACGTGCAGGAGAAATCGTCTGGTATCGATTTGAGGGTATCAAGCTGCGGTTAGCTGATAACACGTTCTATACGCCCGATTTCGCTGTGATGCTCGCCACCGGAGAGATGGAACTGCACGAAGTGAAAGGTTTCTGGACCGACGACGCCAGGGTGAAAACCAAAGTCGCCGCAGATCAGTATCCGTTCCGAATCATCGGGGTAACGGTTAAACCAAAGAAAGCAGGTGGTGGCTGGAACATCGAAGAGTTCTGAATCGACGATCTTTTTAGTTATCAATGTAATCAATAAGTTATGTGGATAAGCGAGGGTAAAGATGGAAAGTAATATCAAAGGGTTAGTTGCCGCCGGGCATGAGATGGCTTCGGAACTGAAAGCAGAATGTGGTGCCGTTGATATGCGCAGTGTGGCAAAGCTGATCAGCGATTTGGCAACGCAACTGGAAGTGCAACTGGTGCGTGCTAATGCGCTGGCGGCGGAGAATGCGAGACTGAAATCTGCGCACCCTCAACCATTCGGACCTGAGATGATGAAGGCTCTTGATGCGTATGAGAAGTATCAGGATGAAGTGCCGGAGACTGGGATGCTCAATGCATTTTTCATCTTGCGCGACAGTATCCGTGTTGACACCCCAGCCACCGATGCTTTCCTAGCTGAAGTACGGGCGCAGGGCGTGGAGATGTTCAAGTGTGCATACACACTTGAACATCATGATCACGCAGTAGCCTTCGCCGCTGAGCTTCGCAAAGGAGGCAACCAGTGAGTAACCGTTTTTACATGATGTGCTTGCGTGAAACTGTGGGTAATAACGCCTCATTCCATTGCCATAACGGCAATGGTTACAGTTCTGATATCGATCGCGCTCATATTTACACGCTGGAAGAAGCCCTAAAAGCCTGGAATTGTGGACGAGATATCGATCAGCCTGTTTGCGCTGATAGCGTGGATGCAATGGCTGTGTGGCACGTTGATTGCCAGTACATCCCTACAGAAAGCCTGATTGAGTCAGATTGCACTGCGTATGTGGCCTACAAAAAAGGTAGCTGGAACGGCAACGATGTTTACTGGCTTCAACACGGTGGATTGCCAACAGATGACTTCAGTAAAGCGACCATCTTTAGCGTCGCCAACAAAAACGAACCAGGAATAGTTTGGTTGCCATTTTCCATTGCCGATGCAGCAAAGCGGCGGACGTTCAATATCAATAATTTTAACCGCAGAACAATGGTTCAGGGCGCAGGTTTGATCATGCCTGACTGGTTGAAAAAGCAAAACAGAAGAAAGAAGTCACGAAGCGGGAAGGTGCGCTGGAATTGTCCGCATTGCGGAAAAATCACCTGGCAGTACAGCCCATATGATTTTGAAGGCTGTAGTGATTACAACTGTGAAGGATGGCGAGAATGACAATTGACTATCAGGTACTGCGTGAGGCGGCGCAGAACGCGAAAGATTTAGGTGGGATTAAGAATTACAAGCGAGGCGAGCAAGCTGTTGCCGAATTTGAGTCCCTGATAACGCCACACATTGTGCTGGCGCTTCTGGATGAACGGGAAAGAAACCAGAAATACATCAAAAGCCGCGATCAGGAGAACGAGGATATTGCGCTAACGGTAGGGAAGCTGCGCGTTGAGCTTGAAGCAGAAAAACAGCGGGCAAAAGTTCTATTTATGGAAAATGCTCGGCTTAAGTCAGGCATAGCCGGTCTGATACACCTCGGTATTCGATATGCAGATGTTGAGGTCATGAAAATTGCTGGAGATGCCCAGCTTTCTACCCCATGCACTGACAGCATCATAAACAGCATTGCAACAGGCATTCGCATCAAAGGAGAGTGATATGGCTATCGCTGCAAGTTACACCATGCATCTCTATTGTGACTGCCGTCAGTGCACGGAAGGTGTATATCCAGTGCCAGACTTCGGTGAGTATATAGGTACGTCATGGGCTGGCTGTGCAAAAGAGGCGCGCAAGGATGGCTGGCGAATAAGCAAAGACAAAACACGTACTTTTGCGCCCGGGCATAAAGTTTTGAGGATTAACACATGACCACTATTACCAAAGAACGTATTGAATTGTTCATTAAAAATCCGCTTGAAAACGGGCTTACCCGTGGTGAACAAATGGAACTGGCACGGATTGCGCTGGCATCGCTGGAAGCAGATCCAGTTAAACGAGTTAACTCAGATCAGATGCGCCGAGTCTGCTTAGAAGCTAATCGCCATTTAGATAAATATGACGCGATGGCGAAAGAGGTAAATAAGTTGCTTGGACGCATCGCCCCGCCAGCGCCGGTAGTGCCGGAAGAAGCAACTCCGGAAAACGTAGAAATGCTCTCTGGCTATGTTTCCACGTACAAATTAACCGATAGCGAGCGCGATATTGCTGCCGAAATATGGAACGCCTGCCGCACCGCCATGCTTCAGTCCGGAAACTTTCGGGAAAGCAAGAATTCGTCAACCAATAATTTTCGGGAAATCCCGGAAGCGTCAACCAGCTCTCCGGTAACTCCGGCTCTTCTGCCTGGTGGTTTCACCATTGAGGAGGCGAAGGAATTACATGAAGACCTGGTACGCAGCCACATAAGCAAGGCCTTAAGTGGCGAAAAGATGAAAAAGAAAGATCGCGATGCTGATTTGCGCTGGATTCATGGCGTTATAGTTCAGGCAGCGTGGTTTGTAAAAGCATCACTGGAGCAGAATGCACTATCGGGCAACTCTCCGGCAACTCCGGATGGTTGGATAAGCTGTAGTGAGCGAATGCCGGATACCAAAACAGCCGTTCTTGTTGCCAGGGAGTTTGACAGGAAAGGTGACTGGCGAATGAAATGGGCGACTTACATCCCGGGGCATCCTGACGCTAATGATGGGTGGGTAATACCTGGTGCGTCGTGGATACCATCACACTGGATGCCTCTACCAGAACCGCCGCAGGAGGTGAAGTGATGAACAAGTGCAACGCTCTGCTTTATGCCATGGTGATTGGTTTCGGCCTGGCTGCTGGTATCCGGGTTTATATTACCTGGGAGTCATTAATCAATCTGGCGTGGAGTGCGATTCGTGGCTAAATCCCCCGCAGAACGCAAAGCCGCGCAGCGCGCTCGGCAGTCCGCCGCCGGTGAGCGCAAAATTGAACTGGTGCTGGATAAGCAGGAGCAGGAAATGCTAGCGCGGAACTGCGCCGCCCGGCGCCCTGGTCGCGATCCCTATGAAATGGCCGAGTACATCGCGCTGCTGATCCGCCAGGATGATGCACGTGTGCGCGGGCGTATAAAATCGATCAGCAGAAAACGTTGCGGTAAGTGCGGCGAGAGAGTTCCAGTTAATTCATGCCCGTGTAATGGTGACTCGCAATGCTGGGTGACTAAAGGCTGGCATGAAACGAAATTAATAGTGTGACATGTCACGAGTAGATTATGCATGATGAATTTGATGGGTTTTGAATACTGCCGCCAACTATGGCGGCTTTATTTTGCATGTTACTATTACCACGACGGTAACAATTACCAGGGTGGTTATGATGCCTGCTGAACCTAAAACCTATAAACGCAAATCAACGCAATTTAAGCCACTAACAGCAATGCAGGAGGCTTATTGCCAGTCATACATCAAAACGCCTGAAAACCAGACTCAGGCAGCGATTAACGCAGGATTCTCTCCAAATACAGCGGCAGTTAAAGCCAGTGTCATGATGCGCGATGAACGCATTCAAAAACGGATTGCCGAGTTGATGGAGGAGCGCAACAAACGAATGCGCGTCAGTGCTGATTACGTTCTCATGCGCCTGGTGGAAATAGACCAGATGGACGTGCTGGATATACTGAACGATGACGGCGGGATGAAGCCGATCACTGAATGGCCGAAGGTCTGGCGTACCTCTCTCAGTGCTATGGATATCGCTACCATCAAGACAACCCAGGCTTCCCTGCAAAAAGAGAATGGCGAGGCGGATCTCTCTGTTGAGGATGTCGAGCATATCCTGAAGAAGGTGAAATGGCCCGACAAGGTGAAAAACCTCGAGCTCATCGGTAAGCACGTCGACGTCAACGCATTCAAAGAACGCCTGGATGTTAATGTGAATGTGACAATTGCTGATCGCATAGCAGCAGCCAGGAAGCGACTCAAAGAACGTCAGGATGGTAATCAGTGACAGATGCAGCGTTATCTCCTGAAGAGCAGTTAATCGAAGATATTGCAGGGTTCACTCACGATCCGCTTGGCTATGCCCTCTATGCGTTCCCTTGGGGGGAAGAGGGGACTGAACTGGCACATGCTACCGGTCCACGTCAGTGGCAGGCCGATGCGTTCCGAGAGATACGTGATCACCTGCAGAATCCAGAGACGCGCTATCAGCCGCTTATGCTGGCACGCGCTTCTGGTCACGGTATTGGTAAATCCGCATTCATCTCAATGCTGATCAACTGGGGCATGTCCACTTGCGAGGATTGTAAGGTCGTGGTGACCGCCAACACCGACAACCAGCTACGAACGAAGACCTGGCCGGAAATTATCAAGTGGTCGAACCTTGCCATCACGAAAGACTGGTTTACCTGTACCGCTACCGCGATGTACAGCAATGACCCTGGGCACGACAAGCGGTGGCGGGCTGACGCAATACCCTGGTCTGAGCACAACACTGAGGCATTCGCCGGACTACACAACGAGCGCAAACGCATCATCGTGGTATTTGATGAAGCGTCGAACATTGCGGATCTGGTGTGGGAAGTTGCTGAGGGTGCTCTTACGGACGAAGACACTGAGATTATCTGGGTGGCGTTCGGAAACCCTACACGTAACACCGGGCGTTTTCGCGAATGTTTCCGCAAATACAAACACCGCTGGAAAACTGCGCAGATTGACAGCCGGACGGTGGAAGGCACTAACAAATAGCAGTTGCAGAAATGGGTTGATGACTACGGGGAAGACAGCGACTTCGTTAAAATCCGTGTGCGCGGCATATTCCCTGATGCATCTGAATTGCAGTTTATCCCTACCGGTCTTACTGATGAGGCAATGAAACGGGTGGTAACCGCTGCGCAGGTGGTACATGCTCCGGTGATAATCGGCGTTGACCCGGCATACTCCGGTGTTGATGACGCTGCGATATACCTGCGGCAGGGGCTGCACAGTAAGGTGCTGTGGACTGGCAACAAGACCACTGACGATCTGATTATGGCGAAGCGTATCGCTGACTTTGAAGACCAGTATCAGGCTGACGCGGTGTTCATCGACTTCGGTTACGGAACCGGTTTGAAGTCAATCGGTGATGGCTGGGGGCGTACATGGCAACTTGTTCCGTTCGGCGGTGCGTCCACTGACCCGCAGATGCTTAACAAGCGTGGGGAGATGTTCAACTCATGTAAGACATGGCTGAGGCTGGGCGGCATGCTGGATGACCAGGAAACTGCAGACGACCTGTCGGCGGCAGAGTACAAAGTTCGTGTGGACGGTAAAATCGTTATCGAACCGAAGGAAGATATCAAAGAGCGTCTTGGGCGTTCTCCTGGTAAAGGCGATGCGCTACTGCTGACGTTTGCTTTCCCGGTGTCAAAGCGCCTGCGACTTCCCGGGCAGCAGAACCAGCAAGGCAAGGCGCTTACCGAGTACGATCCATATGCTTAGTCTTTATTTTTATCCTCGAAACCTGATAATCCAGATAGAACACCAAAGTTATTAAAAACGTTTGGCTTACCAGATTTTAATCCGGATAAGTTGTGTTGCTCCAAAAAGTTGCTAATTGTTTGGCCGTTGCCAAGTGCAAGGCTTTTTATTTGAGATTTTTCAGGGTATTTGAGTTTGTATTCGTCGAAATCATTTTGGAGGGTCTTATATGCCTCATTCATTCTTCCAAGAGTTTCCGATATCTCTTTTAATGAATGATTTAGAGCTGCTAACTGAGCACTGGCGGATCTCAATTCGTCATCTTTAGCTTTCAACTCGGCAGTCAATTCCCCCATACTATTCTTTGATCGAATAATCTCTTCTTTCATCTCTTGGATGTCTTTTTCCGCGCCAGTCTTAACTTTGTCGTATGTAACATCTTTTTTAGCCAATAACCTCTGCAGTCTTGTTTCACGCTGGATTTTTCTTGCCTTCAGGTGATTTTCGATTGAGTCATTATTATCAAGAGGCTTTGCTTGCCATACGTTAATGATATTGTTTACCCATGGTAATAGGCAGCAGATAGCAATTACAGATAAGCATGGATAAAACATAACAGTTTTCCATGTGCTGTTATCTGAGATATATGAAATTTTATCTATTATGTTTGATTTGCTAAAAAATAGATAAAGAATTGATTTCCAGTTGAAGGCGCACCAGGACATAACAAAAGCACCAAGCACAGGGTTTTTGGCTCGATTCACGGCAGTATTGGCAGTAGATAAAAACAGCTCTTTGAACGATTCAAACATGCTAATTACCTTGAATTTTTTCATGATTATACCTTTAAGGTAGTTTGCGGTCATCAGGCAAAAAAATGCCCGGCGAACCGGGCGAACTGGAAGCAATGAGTTATGCCTTCCGTGGCTGTACGGGTTTACAGCATGAAGTCATCGCAATGGCGTCCTGCTGTAAAAAGGGCGGTGATAGCCCTTCAAGGGAAACCATCACCGCCAAGCACCTGGAACTTCTGGCATCACGGTCCTTAGGCGTGATTCTGGCGTGGCATGCAGGATTCGAACCTGCGACCAACCGCTTAGAAGGCGGTTGCTCTGTCCGACTGAGCTAATGCCACAACGCTGAGAGCACTTAGCCTGTTAAGGCACCACACTTTGTCGCGGCTCCATAAATGCTCTCATCGTTGTACCCTCGTCTCTTCCGAGGCGTCACACCGAATCGCCGGGATGGTGTATCCCCGTGCGCGGAATAAAACCGCTCGACTTGCACATTCCGGCTACCTGGTTCGTTTGCCCGAGCAAGGGAGGGTGCCCCCTTAAACGTATCCAGACCGCTATCGTCGCATGTGCCATACGCCGTACTGCTCAAAATAAAAGCTCACTCCACCTGTTCAATTTAACGACAAGCCAGTCAGGTTAGTAACCGGAATGAGCTCTTTGGTTACCTTGAAGGTAATAATTCGTGCGGTAAATGTCAACTACCTACGATAAATAAATCATATGTGGTTAAATTGGTAATAATTTAATTGCGTACGGAGTCATTGATATGTGCATGGGTAGCTCACCATCAGTGCCTGCAACACCAGAAGTTCAGGCAGCACCACAGGAGCAGGATGCCGCCGTTGTTGATGCCCGCGACGAAGAAACACGTCGCCGTCGCGCTGCTGCTGGTCGTAGTTCTACGCTGCTTACTGGTTCTCAGGGCGACACATCAACCGCTAATACCAGCGGTAAAACGCTGCTTGGTCAGTAACCGGAGTCATTGAAATGGCGGAAACAACTAAAGAGCGATTGAACAAACAGTTCGCACAACTTGAAAGCGAGCGTCAGTCGTTCGAGCCGCACTGGCGCGAGTTGAGTGATTACATCAACCCGCGTGGTTCCCGCTTTCTGACTTCAGAGGTCAACCGTAACGATCGACGCAATACACGCATTATTGATTCGACCGGGACTATGGCGGCGCGCACTCTCGCCAGCGGCATGATGTCAGGCATCACAAGCCCCGCGCGTCCGTGGTTTCGCCTGGCTACGCCAGATCCTGAAATGATGGATTATGGCCCTGTTAAGTTGTGGCTTGAGGCGGTGCAGAACCGCATGAACGATATGTTCAATAAGTCGAATCTCTACCAGTCTCTTCCGCAGTTATACGGAAGCCTCGGCACATACAGCACTGGTGCAATGGCAGTGCTGGAGGATGACGAGGACATCATTCGCACAATGCCATTCCCGATAGGCAGTTACTACCTGGCTAACTCACCTCGTGGCAGTGTTGACACCTGTTTTCGCAAGTTCTCTATGACTGTTCGTCAGCTTGTTCAGGAGTTCGGGCTAAATAACGTCAGCGAATCCGTAAAAAGCATGTGGGAAAGCGGCACCTACGAGAAGTGGATCGAAGTGATGCATTCGGTTTACCCGAACATTGACCGCGATACATCGAAGCTGGATAGCAAGAACAAGCCATTCAAATCGGTTTATTACGAGGTTGGCGGCGATAACGACAAGTTGTTGCGTGAGTCCGGATTCGATGAGTTTCCAATTATGGCTCCGCGCTGGGAAGTTAACGGCGAAGATGTTTATGGATCATCATGCCCGGGTATGCTGGCGCTTGGACCTGTTAAGGCATTGCAGCTTCTCCAGAAGCGCAAGTCGCAGTTGATTGATAAAGCCACCAATCCGCCGATGGTTGCTCCGACTTCCCTCAAGAATCAGCGCGCCTCCCTTCTTCCTGGCGACATCACGTATATCGATCAGATTACTGGTCAGGATGGTTTCAGGCCTGCTTATCTGGTTAACCCCAGTACAGCAGATCTGGTAGCAGACATTCAGGACACTCGCCAAATTATTAACAGCGCCTACTTTGTCGATCTGTTCATGATGTTGCAGAACATCAATACCCGCTCGATGCCTGTTGAAGCGGTGATCGAAATGAAAGAAGAAAAACTTCTGATGTTGGGGCCGGTTCTGGAGCGTCTGAACGACGAATGTCTTAATCCTCTCATTGACCGCGCTTTCTCGATGATGGTGCGTAAAAACATGCTGCCGCCACCGCCTGACGCGATGGAAGGTATGCCCCTGAAGGTCGAATACATTTCCGTCATGGCTCAGGCGCAGAAGTCTATCGGCCTGTCCAGTCTGGCGTCTACGGTCAACTTCATTGGTCAACTTGCGCAAGCGAAACCAGAAGCTCTCGACAAACTCAACGTTGATCAGGCGATCGATGCATTCGCTGATATGTCCGGAGTGTCTCCAACCGTCATTGTTCCGCAGGAACAGGTTGAGCAGGCTCGCCAGCAACGGGCACAGCAACAACAGCAGCAACAAATGATGGCGATGGGGATGGCGGCGGCACAGGGGGCCAAGACGCTAAGCGAAGCTAAAACTTCGGATCCGAGTGTGTTGTCAGCTATGGCGAATGCAGTTAGTGGTCAGGGTGGGCAATCACAATGACAGATTACGAAGACGATCAACTGAAAGAAGAAAACGCCCGTAAGCAACGTGACATGGCGCAGCGTGAAATTGATGACATTCGCTTTGTCATGAGCAGTGAACAGGGGCGTCGCGTTGTCTGGTCGGTGCTGGAGAAAGGCCGTGTGTTTTCCGCCATCTCACCGATGGACGCTATGGCAATGGCATTTAATGAGGGGCAACGCAATCTGGCGCTGGAACTGTTTCAGCGCGTTATGGCGCATTGCCCTGAACAGTATTTGAAGATGGCCAAAGAGGCCAGTGAACAGGAGTGATCATGAATTTATTTGAGCGTTTGCTGTATAGCCGTCTTTGCAATGAGCAACCAGTCGATGGTGGAGCAGCTCCGGCTGCGTCAGAACCGTCAGCGCCTGCAGGTGATAACCCTGCTCCAGTTGGTGATCCATCACAACAGGAAGGTGATAAGCCACAACCTGTTGCTGATGGCGATAAACCTGCTGATGACAAAAAGCCTGAAAACGATAAGCAGGATGAAAAAAAGGACGGCGATAAACCAGAGGGTGCGCCTGAGAAGTACGAGTTTCAGGCTGCCGAAGGCGTAGAGCTGGATACAGAAGCGTTGAATGAATTCGAGCCGGTGGCGCGAGAACTTAACCTGACCAACGAGCAAGCGCAAAAGCTGGTTGATGCTTATCCGAAGATTCTGGCAGGTGTTCAGCAGCGCCAGGCAGAAGCCTGGCAGAAAACAACCGAGCAGTGGGCTGCGGATGTAAAAGCTGACAAAGAAATCGGTGGCGACAAGTTGATTTCTAACCTTAGCGCCGCACAGCGTGCGCTTGACCAGTTCGGGACACCTGAACTCAAAGAATATCTGAACACCACCGGGCTGGGTAATCACCCTGATCTGGTCAAAACGTTCGTGAAAATCGGAAAGGCGATGTCTGAAGATGGCATGGTCACCGGTGGTAATGAAGGCCAGCGTAGTGCGGCCGAAGTGCTCTATGGCAAATAAGAGAGGAAATGACAATGTCTGTTAAAGGCTTAACTGCGCTAACGCTGGCTGACTGGGGTAAGCGCGTCGATCCAAACGGGAAAGTCGATAAGATTATCGAGCTTCTCGGTCAAACTAACCCGATCCTTCAGGATATGCCTTTTGTCGAAGGGAACCTTCCTACCGGACACCGAACCACCATTCGTTCTGGTTTACCTTCAGCTACATGGCGTTTGCTGAACTATGGCGTACAGCCAAGCAAATCAACCACAGTGCAGGTAACCGATTCCGTTGGCATGCTGGAAACCTATGCTGAAGTCGATAAGTCACTGGCTGATCTGAACGGCAATACCGCTGAATTCCGCCTGTCTGAAGACCGCGCATTTATTGAAGCGATGAATCAGCAGATGGCGCAGACGCTGTTTTATGGTGATTCCAGCGTTAACCCTCAGCAGTTTATGGGACTGTCCTCCCGCTATTCCAGCCTGTCTGCGGGTAATGCTCAGAACATCATTGATGCTGGTGGCACGGGTACAGATAACACCTCAATCTGGTTAGTGGTGTGGGGCGAAAACACCGTGCATGGCATCTTCCCGAAAGGGCAGAAGGCTGGCATCCAGATGGAAGATAAAGGCCAGGTGACACTGGAAGATGCTAATGGCGGCAAGTACGAAGGCTATCGCACCCATTACAAATGGGACAACGGACTTGCTCTGCGTGACTGGCGTTATGTTGTTCGCATTGCAAACATCGATGTCAGCAATCTTTCAGAACCTTCCTCTGCCGCAAATATTGCGAAGTTGATGGTTAAAGCACTGCATCGCATTCCAAACCGTGGAATGGGCCGCCCGGTGTTCTACATGAACCGCACTGTAGGCCAGGCTCTTGATCTGCAATCTCTGGAGAAAACATCTCTGGCTATCAGCGTAAAAGAGACTGAAGGCGAGTGGTGGACTTCATTCCGTGGTGTACCAATCCGTGAAACTGATGCGCTTCTGGAAACAGAAGCCCGCGTGGTGTAACGCCTGTTATTAACCTGTGGGTCGTAACAGACCCACTAATGGAGAAAGAAGATGATCACCGACAAACTGTTGATGTTCTCCGAAGCTCAGGCGGTTACGAATACCGCGGCTTCTACTGACGTAATCGATCTCGGTCCAATTGACGGAAAACGTCGTGATATCGGCGTGGGTTACCCGCTTGAGTTTTGGGCGCTGGTTAACGAAGCCGCCACGGCAAGTGGTGAGGCAACTGTAAACATCCAGTTGCAGACGAGTGAGAATAACAGCTCATGGACCACTATTTATGATAGTGGTGCACTGGCAAAGACCGCCCTGACAGCAGGTAAACGAGTTGTTTCTGCAAAGGTGCCTGCCGGTGTTCAGCGATATCTGCGTGTTAACTACTCCGTCGCAACTGGCCCACTAACGGCTGGCGAATTCACTGCTGGTATCAGTCTTGATGTTGATGCCAATACGCCGTATCCGATCCGCTCAAAAGTAACTGGTTAAGGTGATATCGATGTCAGGTGAGAAACCAAGATACCGCGTTCTGCGCCTCTCTCATATCCATAACACTCTGTGGCCGGAGGGGGCAGAAATCGAATACGAAGGTGAGCCAGGTAGCGCACTGGAACCTGTTAACGATGCAGCCAGACAGGCAAAAGCAAAGGTAGCAGGAAAGGTGTCAATGGCAGCAACCAGTACCAAAATCATCAACGATGTGTCAGATGATGGTGAGCTGGATAAGCTCCGTGAAGAGTACGAATTGCTCTTTAACGAGAAGCCACACCATAACGCCAAAGCCGAAACGCTCCGCGAGAAGATCGCAGATAAGCGTAAAGAACTGGGCGTGTAAGCCTCGCGGATCAGACAAGGGGCTTCGGCCCCTTTATTGCAGGAGTGTATATGGAACTCGTAAACCTCAAAACCGGCACTGACAGCTACCAGGATGAGAGCGGAGAAACCAGAACTCGCGATGAATACCCGTGGGGGCTGTGCATCACTCTTAATAACGACACATTGAATAAGCTGAAGGCGCAACCTAAGGGCGTCGGAACGGAAGTGATGATAACTGCAAAGGCTGTTATTCGAGGCCTGTCTGCCAGAGAAACTAACGATGGCGTTAATCGCAGCGCCGATCTGCAGATCACTGATATGGCGATCGCTCCTGTTTCCGGGGATGTAGAAAAATCAGCGGCTGAAACTCTGTACGGTAACGGAGGTGAGTGATGGCCTCTGTAGTAGAGATCTGTAATCGTGCGCTGTCCAATATTGGCAACAGCCGCAGCATTAACAGCCTGACGGAAGCCAGCAAGGAAGCGGGGGAATGTTCGCTGCACTTTGAGGCCTGTCGTGATGCTGTGCTTTCTGATTTTGACTGGAACTTTGCTACCAAACGCGTGGCGCTTGCAGATACGAGCAATCCACCGCCTGACTGGGAATATGCGTACCAGTACCCGTCAGATTGTCTGCGCATTACTGAAATTATGCTTCCTGGTGTACGCAATCCAACAGCAGCAATGCGCGTTCAGTACGAAGTTGGTGCAGACACCAACGGAACAGGAAAGTTGATCTACACAGACCAGCCTCAGGCATGGCTCAAGTATGTCTCTCGCGTTACAGATGTGAACATGTTTGATGCCATTTTTATGGAGGCGTTGGCCTGGCGTCTTGCGGCAGCTATTAACATGGCGCTGACTGGGAATGCAGACCTCGGTACGTTTGCCCTCAATATGTACAATCGCGTGATTCTTAGTGCTGGCTCGCATAGCCAGAATGAATCACAGGAACCACAGCCACCGGTTGATGAGTTTACCATTGCGAGGTTGTCCTGATGGCTATCAGTTGGATCCAGCCCAGCTTTGCCGGTGGTGAGATTGGACCGTCGTTGTACGGGCGTATTGACATGGCGAAGTACCAGGTAGCATTGCGCAAGTGCGATAACTTTATCGTGCGGCAGTATGGCGGCGTTGAGAATCGACCTGGTACGCGTTTTGTCGGTGCCGCCAAATACCCAAATCGGAAATGCCGCCTGATCCCGTTCGAGTTCTCGACGGTTCAGACCTATGCTCTGGAGTTCGGACACCAGTACATGCGCGTTATCAAAGATGGTGCGTTGGTGCTGAACAGCAGCAATGTTATTTATGAAATTGCCACGCCATATACTGAAGCCGATCTGTTCCGAATTAAATTCACGCAAAGCGCCGACGTGCTTACGCTGGTTCACCCGGCATACCCGCCGAAAGAGTTGCGCCGATATGCTCATGACAACTGGCAACTGGTTGATGTGGTAACGAAGAACGGGCCATTTGAAGATATCAATATTGACGAGTCAGTGACGGTTTATGCCAGCGCCAGCACCGGGACAATTACGTTAACGGCAAGCGCCTCTATTTTTGGCGCGGAGCAGGTAGGCAAATTGTTCTATCTGGAACAGCCTGCAGTGGATTCAGTGCCGGTATGGGAAACCAGTAAGAGTACGTCGATTGGCGATATTCGCCGTGCAGACAGTAACTACTATCGCGCCGTTACAGCAGGCAAAACAGGTACTTTGCGCCCTTCGCATACAGAAGGCACATCATGAGATGGCTGGGGCGGATCCGGTGATGATGATACTGGCATTGAGTGGGAATATCTGCACAGTGGTTTTGGCATTGCCCGTATCACTGCTGCAAATGGAACTACTGCAACTGCCGAGGTGATTTCCTATATCCCTTCGCAGGTCGTGGGCGAGGATAATGCCAGCTATAAATGGGCTAAATATGCCTGGAACAGTGTTAATGGTTATCCTGGCACTGTTGTTTATTATCAACAACGTCTTTACTTCGCCGCATCGACTGCGTTTCCTCAGACTATCTGGGCCAGCCGTACCGGGGATTATAAGGATTTTGGCAAAAGCAATCCTACGCAGGATGACGACAGAATTATCTACACCTATGCCGGGCGTCAGGTTAATGAGATCCGTCACCTGATTGATGTTGGTTCGCTGGTGGCGCTGACTTCCGGAGGTGAGTACGTCATCACTGGCGACCAGAACAAAGTGCTTACCCCATCATCATTTGCATTCAGCTCTCAGGGATCAAATGGCTCGAGCAATGTCCCACCAATTGCCGTGGCGAATATTGCTCTGTTCGTCCAGGAGAAAGGCAGTGTTGTCCGTGATCTGGCCTACTCATTCGATGTTGACGGCTATCAGGGGAACGACCTGACCATCCTTGCCAATCATCTTTTTCAGAAGCACAGTATTGTTGACTGGTGCTTCTCTATTGTCCCTTACTCCAGCGCCTTCTGCATTCGTGATGACGGTAAATTACTGGTGATGACCTATTTGCGTGATCAGCAGGTTTTTGCATGGGCACCACAATCCAGTACCGGAAAATATGAAAGCACATGCAGTATCAGCGAAGGAAATGAAGATGCGGTGTATTTCGTCGTTAACCGAACCGTTAACGGGCAAACAGTGAGATACATCGAGCGACTGTCCAGCCGTTTATTTACCAGCGATGAAGATGCTTTCTTTGTTGATTCTGGCCTTAGCTATGATGGAAGAAATACGTCTGACAGAACGATGACCATCACTGGTGGTTCTGGTGAATGGGATTACCGCGCGGAATATACAATCAGTGTTTCTGGTGGTGCGTACTTCACCAGTAGTGATGTCGGCGCGCAACTACAGTTCCCTTATACCGGAACTGATCCTGATACTGGTGATGAGGTGTCAAAAGAATTACGTTGCGACATTATTTCTGTAACCAGCAATACCGCTGTAGTGGTTCGTGCTAACAGGAACGTCCCGCCATCCCTCAGGAATGTGGCCACCACGAACTGGCAGATGGCGCGCCGGACATTTGGAGGCCTGTCTCATCTTGAAGGCCAGACCGTAAACATTCTCTCTGATGCGAACGTGGAACCACAGAAAGTGGTTTCCGGAGGTGCCGTCACGCTGGAATCTCCGGGGGCTGTAGTTCACATCGGCCTGCCAATAACTGCTGAATTCGAAACACTGGATATCAACATTAACGGACAGGAAACGCTGCTGGACAAAAAACAGGTGATCCCGTCCGTTACTCTGGTTGTGAATGCCAGCCGCGGCATCTGGGCGACTACGCCCGGCGGTAAATGGTACGAATATCCACAGCGTGAATTCGAGTTCTACGATGATCCTGTTGATGATGCTACCGGAAAGGTAGAAGTGAAACTGGACAGTAACTGGGGCAAAAACGGACGTGTAAAAATCCGTCAGCTTGACCCGTTGCCGCTGTCTGTTCTTGCCGTTATTCCTCGCCTTACTGTTGGGGGATTCTGATGATCGATGTTCGAATTATTCCCGCTACCGAAGAGCATCTTCAGATGATTTTGCCGGATATTCGTCAGGCTGATATTGAAGAACTGTATGCGGTATCGCTGATGACTACCGAAGATGCACTGCGTGTTGGCCTGCGTACTGCGACTATGGCCTGGTCAGGGTTCGCGAACGGAGAACTGGTAACCATGTTTGGCGTATCTCCGGCGTCAATGATCGGTGGCAATGGTACGCCCTGGCTGGTCGGAACCAGCCGTATCGAAAAATATCAGAAGACATTTCTTCGCCACTGCCGCCCTGTATTGCAGCAGATGCTGGCAGTTTATCCGCGCCTGGAAAACTATGTCGACGAGCGAAACCATGTTGCCAAAGCATGGCTGCACTGGCTTGGATTCAGGCTTGAAGAAGCCGCGCCTTATGGTGCTCTTGGTCTTAATTTCCACAGATTTCACATGGAGAGAAAATAATGTGCGATCCGGTTATTGCTGGTGGCGCAATGCTCGCCATGAGTGGCATTCAGGCATACACCCAGTACCAACAGGGAAAGTATGCCTCGAAGGTTGCAGAAGCGAACGCAGATATAGCCACAGCTCAGGCAAATGATGCAATAAACAGAGGTAACGCTGAAGCTGAGCAACGGCGCAGAGAGACCCGACAGCGGCTTGGTACACAGGCGGCGACAATGGGGGCTACCGGCGCTGATTTATCTACAGGTAACGCGCTGGATATATTTGGCGACACTGCCCAGTTTGGCGCTCTTGATTCTCTGACGACGGTGAATAACGCGCAACGCGAGGCTTACGGTTATCAGGTTCAGGCTGCCAACTATAAAGCAGAAGCCAGTTCAGCCCGTAAACAGGGGAATGTGGGAGCAGCAACAACATTGCTCACCGCGCCTCTGAAGGCATACGGTGCGTACCAGATGTTTGGTGGGACGTGGAGTCCGTTCTCTAAAGGAAGTACATCTAGTGGTGGGACGCCAATGTTATCTAACTCAGGTTTTATGAATTCTGACTCCCGATTCAAAATAGGAGGTTACTGATGCCTGTTGTTCCTACTACATCCGGACGCCAGGTGCAAAGTCGTGGTGTGCAAACCGGTGGTTTTCAGATCTTCGATGTTCCTCAAGCAGGTCAGGTGCTGGCGAATGTCGCAGATCAGTATGCGGTGGCATATGGTGAAGCCAGGCAGAAAGCGAATGTTGCATTGTCTCAGGATGCCATCCTTCAGCTTAATCAGCGCAGCAATGAACGTCTTTATAACCCTCAAACCGGTTTTTATGCACAACAAGGCAAAAATGCGATTGGTAAGGGGCAAGAGTACATATCTGGATTTGATCAGGATGTGGAAGAAATAGCTGCTTCATTGACTGATGAAGCAGCAAGAAATATGTTTTTGCAACAAGCCAGAACACAGAAAATTCAGTTCAGTACTGGAGTTCTCAGACATGAGATAGGGCAGACAAATGCCTATGAAGATGAGCAATATCAGGCAACGAGAAAATTATGGATACAAAATGAAGCGGATGCCTGGAATGACCCGCAAACTGCCACTTTAGCCAGAAATTCCAGAATGGTAGCCATTGCCAGATATGGAGCTGCCAGGGGATGGTCACAAGAACGCATTCTGGAAGAAATAGAAAGTGATGATCGCCGTGCCACAGAAATGCGGGCGAAGAATTATGCCGCTGCCAATCCAGAAGGATGGCTAAATGGTCTGTTTCAGAAAAATGATTCTGGAGGCATGGACATGCGTGCCATACGCCTTGTTGAATCAGGTGATCGACATTTTAATCCTGATGGTAGTCTTCTTGAAGGACCGATAACATCTTCTGGAGAGAGAGCCCAGGGGAAATACCAGTTAATGCCGGGCACAGGGAAAGAACTGGCGGCCAAGCGTGGCGTTAAATACAACCCTACGGACGAACAACAGCATGAAATGCTCGCCAGTGACTATGTAAATCAACTGTATGGTAAGTACGGCTCCGAAATATTGACCGGAGCAGCATATAACTGGGGGATGGGTAACGTGGATAAACTGATCGCCAAAGTCGGTGATCCACGTAAAGGTGAAATATCAGAAGAAGAATTTATCCGAAATCTTCCATCAGAAACACAAGGGTGGCTTTCCCGATATAGAAAAAATAAAACTGGAATGGATCCGCTGACTATTTATCAAATAGATAACCTTGCTAATAGTCAGATAGAAAAGCAAAGGAAGTTAATATTAGAACAGCTTGAGCCAGCTATTAATAACACCATGGCCCAGCTATATAACGGTGAGGTTCCAGATTATATACCGGCTCAGGAGACTATCATCAGGGGGTATGGAAAAAATGCAGATAAAATAATCAATCAACTGGATATAGCGATTGATAACGCGAGAATATTCCAGGCAATTCAGTATTTACCTCCTTCTCAGCAGCAAGAAGAAATGCAGAAAGTGAAGCCTGAGGTTAACGATCCTCACTATGCGTTAAAACTCGATGCTTACGGAAAATTGTCTGCATTGCTTCAGCGATCAAATGAAGCAATTCAGGCGCAACGTGATTCACGCAGATTCAATGAGGCGCTGACAATAGGTGAAAAATTAGACCCAAGCAACAAATCAATGCAGAAAGCTGCTGATTACACAGAAATGGCGCAGAACTTTCGTATTAATGATGCCTCCACTCATGATGGGGTTGTTCGGCTTGTGGCTCAGACTGGCATCATGCCTTCGCAGGTCATCACGCAGCTTTCAGCAGTATCCAGATCCAGCAATCAGGAAGTGGTTAAAAATGCAGCGAATTTGTTTAGTCGGTTATATGAAACAGACAATGCATCTATTGGAAATATGCCGAAGGATATGCAGGGTTTTTATCTGACTGTTAAGCAACTAACAGATTCTGGCATGTCTGCTGATGCGGCTATCGAGCAGGCGCAGAACCTGACGTACAACCAGACCGATGCTCTTAAAGCTCAATTGGCATCAACGCAGAGTTCAAAAGAGTACAAAAATAATCGCAGCAAGGCGATGAATTCTGCTGTCAGCAATATGGCGCAGTGGTTCCGTTGGGATCCGTCTGCGGATGACCAGACGCCGGAAGCAGCTAGATTCCGTAATGACTATCAGACGCTGTATGACATTAACTACCGCGTTGCTGGTGGTAACGCTGACGTAGCGAAGCAAATGACCAACCAGCAGATAGCCCGCACCTGGAGTATCAGCGAGGTTAACGGAGAAGCGCAGTTTATGAAATATGCACCGGAGGCGCTTTATCAATATGGGCCGTCAGGCTGGCAGGCGGCGCAGTGGAAAGCTGAAAAAGAACGGCTGATGTACGGTGAGCGCAAAGAGATTATAACAACCAGTCCGACGTTGCTTGGGATCACGTCAGGTAATGCTCCTGTAGTTGAGACAAAAACCCCTGAGAGTCGTATTAATGGAGAATTATTCATAACCCCTGACGTGTTAACACCTCGTAATGGTGATTACGCCATTATGGTAAGAACTAAGGATGAAAATGGCATCGATCGGGTCCAGCCGTTTTATAACAAACATGGGCGTCCTATGCGTTGGGAACCATCACTAGAAGATTGGGAACCTTATAAGAAAATGCAGCAGGAACGGGAGCAGTACGAGCAGGAAGAAATTATGCGTGGACAGGCTATACGAAACTTCAAAGACAAGCATCGCGCTCTGGATGAGCAGTATCAGCGCCTGCATAACGAACGTATGGACAAATTTAAAGATTACTTTTCGTGGGGATCTAAATAATGCCAGTTTATGCACAAGCTGAAGATCTTAATAACGGACTGATCCCGTCAGGTAATGTTTTGCCGGAACAAACTGGGTTTGATGTTGCCCTTCCGGAAGGGGCTAATCCTGAGCCATTGCCACCGGAGCCTTCCGTATGGGGGGCTGCAATGCGACAGAACAATATTCTGGCTGGTTTTTTCCGACCAGCCAGACAGTTTGAACCGGTCGAAGGTTATAACCCATATGCTGATAAAAATGAGTTGCACGGTTATGAATACTGGGGGGCGAAATTTGCAGATTCCCGATCGCCAGAGGAAACGGCGTGGATTAAGCAGCAGATAGATGATGAAAATGAAGACAGACGTTTATTGTCTGATGCTGGCGTAGTTGGAACCCTTGCCAGTATTGCTGCGGGAATGGATCCGGTTACTGTTGCGTCAATGTTTATCCCTGGTGCTCAAGGAGGGGCACTGGCGCGTATTGGCTCACAGATTGCGATTGGTGCAGCCGGTACAGCATTAAGCGAGGTTGTGCTGAATAATCAGCAAATAACACGCTCATGGGGTGAAAGTGCCGCTCACATTGCAGCGGGTGCGATGATGAGCGGCGTGTTTGCCAGTGCTGGTGTTGCGCTTTCGCCATCCGTCCGGGCTGCAGCCACGCGTGAGGTTGCTGATGCTCTTGATAATATGAGCATTACATCAGCGACTGACAGGGCTGCCGCTTCGCTTTCTGATGGTGGTAGTGTTGGTGCTATGAAAATTGATACAGCGACTCTGGATGATTTAACCCCTGTTTCCGGTGGGGTGGTTGGAAAGGCTGCATGGAAAGCAGGGAGCTATCTTACTCCTTTGACAAGGTTAATGGAGTCTCCGTCCAAGACAGTGCGAAAAACAACGCTGGAGTTAGCCGAAAATAATTTCACCCTTAAAGGAAATGAAAGGGGGATTGAAACACCGGTAGCTGTAGAAACCCGTACACGTGGATGGCAGCGTGAAGAAGCTGCTGTTGTTGTCGGAAATAAACAGGCATACGCAAAGTATAAAGCTGATGGTGGTGACATGAGTTTTGATTCATTTCGTCAGCAGGTTGGGAATGCTATGCGAAGCGGTGATGTGCATGCTAATCCTGTTGTTCAGGAAACGGCGCAGGCGATGCGAACTGTATTAAATCGGGTGAAGGTTGAAATGCAAAAGCTTGGTTTATTGCCGCCAGATGAAGAACTGAAAGCATTAGGGAAGGTGCGAACAAGTTCCTGA